AATTATGCCAAAAAGGCAAAAGGCAAAGCCTGATGGGCGAATTAGCTAAATGGCGAGATCAAAAATGGGTTCGTATTGATAGCAGTGGCAACATTGCTGGCGAGTGCGGCACGTCTAAGAACAAGAAAAACCCTGATCGTTGTTTGCCGCTTTCTAAAGCTAAAAGCTTGAGCAAATCAGAACGTGCCGCTACGGCGCGCAAAAAGAAGCGCGAGGGCGCAAAAGGTAAGCAGGTTGTTTCAAATACCAAGGCGGCCAAGGTACAAATGGCCGCTTGTGGCGGGGAAGTACGAAAAAATCACAAAGGTTGTGGTGCGGTGATGTCCGACCGCAGAAAAAAAACTAGGTATGCCTGATCATGGACGTAGAAAAAGGCGTTATGGAGGAAATCAAGGCTTGGTCTAAACAAGCTTTAGAGGCCCCTCACCCGTTTTTTAACAACCTTCCGGCTTGTCCTTATGCCCAAACTGCTTGGGCTAACGACAAAGTCGGATTTTGCTTTAGCTACACCGCCAAACGTCAGGGTTTGTACTCGGCGCTATCTCAGTTTGACGACCGCTGGGATGTGATTTGTTACGTTGAGTTTCAATATGAGCCTGATGCGGAGTCTTTTCACGACTACATTGCCTCCATTAACCATGCTATTTCTATGGGTTTTTTCATTCAGAAAGACCTGTGGGTCATGGGCTTTCACCCGGATGACGCTCAAGAAGAAGCATTTGATGTGCCTTTTGAGCCAGTAGTCGATGATTTGTATGCAATAACCTTTATTCAGAGGCTGTCTAAGCTGGAAAAATCGGCGGAAATGCTAAGAGAAAAAGGGTATTATGAGAATTATTTAAAAGACCCGGAGATGGCACATCTTTGGGACGAGCGGCAAGAAACATACAGGAGATTATGCGATGCCGGGATCAAATAGAAAGATGGCGAAAAAGAAGCAAGCACCAATCAAAAGAATGCGCGGCGGCCCTGCGATGTTGAAAAAAGGTGGTGACGCGTCAGGCAAGGCGGCGGTTCGTAGTTCTTGCCCAAGTAAAGGCCTCTAAACATGGCTGTTTCGGGTTCAACCAACTTTGAGCTAGATGTAAGCGATTACATCGAAGAGGCGTTTGAGCGGTGCGGGCTAGAAGTTCGTACTGGTTATGACCTTAAAACGGCCAAACGGTCGTTGAACCTGATGCTGGGCGATTGGGCCAACCGTGGTTTGAATCAATGGACTATTGAGCAAACTACGGTAGTTTTGACGCAAGGCACGGGAAACTACGCCCTTGGTTCCTCGACAATTGACGTTTTAAACGCTGTAGTACGGCGTAGCAACACGGATTACGCTTTAGAGCGGATTAGTCGTAGTGACTTCATCAATATTCCCACTAAGACGCAACAAGGTCGCCCGTCTCAATTTTTTGTGGATAGGCAGATAGATCCTACGTTGAAACTTTGGCCAGTGCCTGAAAACAGCACTGACACGGTGATTATTGACAAGCTTGTACGGATGGACGACGCCGATACGTTTACCAACACCATGGATATTCCGTTCCGGTTTTATCCCTGTTTAGCGGCAGGATTAGCGTATTACCTTGCCATCAAACGCGCCCCTGACCGCGTACAGCTTCTCAAGGCGGTGTATGAGGAAGAATTTGAGCGAGCCGCATCAGAGGATAGGGATCGCGCTTCGTTCAATATACAGCCGTCTATGGCGTACTCAAGGCTCCTCTAATGGGGAAGTTTGCTACAGGGAAGTTTGCCTACGGCATTTCTGACCGCTCCGGATTTCGTTACAAGCTTAACGAGATGAAGCGGGAGTGGACCGGAATGTTGGTTGGCCGTGACGAATACGAGCCAAAACAGCCTCAGTTGGAGCCGCGTGTCAAGGCGGTAGATCCGCAGGCCCTTCTTAATCCACGCCCAGATCGTGTAGAGCCTTTGGACGTGCCCGTAGCGGTCCCCCTTGTGGAGGGGCCTGCATTTAGGCCAACAGTAGGGTTTGGCATTGCTGGTGCAGTAACGGTGACGACATCATGAGTTTCACATACGGTGAATTAAAGCAGGCAATACAAGATTACGCGGAAAACGACGAAACCACGTTTGTTAACAACTTGCCTGTTTTTATTCGTAATGCGGAAGAGCGCATTTTTAAAATGGTGCAACTTACGGACTTCCGTAAGAATGCGTTGGGTAACACCACGGGTAGCATCAAATATTTAGATTGCCCGTCCGATTTTTTGGCTCCATTGTCCTTGTCTCTTGAGGTTTCTGGCGAAAAAGTTTTTATTGATTATAAGGACGTTAACTTTTTACAGACATATGCCCCGGATAGCTCTGCCACGGGAGCGCCTAAATATTACGCGTTGTTTGACCGTGATAACTTTATCTTAGCGCCTACGCCGGATGCCGCTTATGTGGCAGAACTGCATTATTACTACCGACCTGCCAGCTTAACCAGCTTAACGGATAGCGGCACTTCTTGGTTGAGCGAAAACGCTCCCTTAGCCATGCTTTATGGCAGTCTTTTGGAGGCATACACTTTCATGAAAGGCGAGCCAGATATGATTGCGCTGTACACGCAACAGCTTCAAATGGCGTTGGCGGGCATGAAACAGTTTGGTGAGAACAAAGAAGTTACGGATCAGTATCGCACTGGGATGCTAATAAGGCCTAAACAATGATGGTGGAAGGGGGTAAAATAAGCCCCGGAATAGTCGAAATACAGACTACCAACCATCGTGGCTTCACTCCGGAGGAGGTTGCCGAGCGATGCCTTAGCAAGCTTCTGAGCGTTTCTGATACCGCCCCGCCCGCAATTAAAGAGCAGGCGAATGCTTACAAGGATCACATGCGCGCGGTCCTTGTTTTTTATATGAAAGAGGCGGTCAAAAGCGACCGAACCACTGTGTATAACGCCCTGTGTGACGCAGGGCAAAAAGACTTAGCCGAACTTATCAGGAGACTTTGATATGGCTTTTACAGGTAACTTTATGTGTACGTCCTTTAAGCAGGAACTGCTTCAGGCCAAGCACGACTTCACTGCCAGCACAGGTCACACCTTTAAGCTGGCTATGTACGACAACAATGCAAGCTTTACGGCGGCCACGACTGACTATACCGCGACTGATGAAGTTAGCGGCACGGGCTACACTGCCGGTGGTGGTACTTTGACCAACGTCACGCCCACCACGTCAGGAACAACGGCGCTGACTGACTTTGCCGACTTGACGTTTAGCTCGTCAACGATCACTGCTCGCGGCGCGTTGATTTACAACACCACTGCTGGCGGCGGCACAGGCACGACTGAGTCAGTTGTCGTTCTGGACTTTGGTTCTGACAAGTCATCCAGTGCAGGCGACTTCACCATTGTGTTCCCAACTGCTGACGCATCTAACGCTATTATTCGGATTGCATAATCATGGCTCTGGTCGTTGCTGATCGCGTAAAAGAAACCACCACCACGACAGGCACGGGAGCGATTACGCTCGCCGGGGCAGAAGCTAACTTTATAGCTTTTTCGTCCGCCCTGTCGGATGGTGATACAACCTACTACGCCATTATTGATAACGTGAACCAAGCCTACGAAGTAGGTCTGGGCACTTATACGGCGAGTGGAAACACGCTGGCTCGGACGACTGTGCTTGCCAGTTCAAATGGCGGTTCTGCTGTTAACTTTTCAGCAGGAAGCAAAGATGTATTCATCAATTACCCTGCGGATAAGTCGGTATATCTGGACGGCTCAAATCAACTTGTTATCAACAGCACGGCGGTCACTGCAACAGCCGCAGAGCTTAATTACGTTGATGGCGTGACCTCTGCCATTCAAACCCAGATCGACAGTAAGAATGCGTTGCCGATATTAAAAGGCGCGAACTACACGGCGTCTGCTGGAGAGTTTGTTATAGCCACGGCAGGCAGTATCACCATCACGCTACCGGCGTCACCTACTGCTGGCGACACGGTGACGGTCAAGGACGGCACTGGCGCGGCGGCAACTACTACGTTCACTGTCGGCAGGAATGGCGAAAACATTGCGTCTAGCGCAACCGACCTGACTTTCGACAAGAATTTTGCCGAAATCACCATGACGTATATCGACGGCACTATTGGCTGGAGCGTGTAAGTGAGCAACCTTTCGGAGCTATTACCGGCTGGTGGAGGTCAGAATAACTTCACCTTCACCGCGTCTGGAGCTATCTCCAATGGCGACCCCGTCGTCTTGAATAACAATGGCACGGTTTCTTCTGTAGCTGAATCGTCTGTAAGTCAATCTATTGGGAGCTTGACTTATCTTTTTAGCAACACATCAATTACCGGGGTTTATAGCGGGATGTGTTATCACCCAGAGCAGAAGAAAGTCATAATCTGCTCTTCCGACTCTGCCGCAACCAATCAAGGCGTGGTGTTGACGGCGGACGTGTCAGGAACGTCCATAACGCCGGGAAATTCTTTTGAGTTTTACGGCACCAACGTACTCTTTCCTACCCCGATATATGACCCGGAAAGCGGAAAGGTTGTTATCTTTTTTGTGGAGACCGTGAACAATCACGGTTACGCCATAGTTGCAACTGTAAACGGCTCTGCCATCTCCTTTGGCACTGCGGTGCAATGGACGGATCTTCCGGTTGCTGAGTTTTCTCTGACGTATGACTCCGTCAACAAGAAGATTGTTTGCGTATGGGAACGATCAAGCAACCAAGGCATAGACGCAAAAGTCTTTTCTGTTAATGGCGACACGTTAGTACAAGGTGCGCAAGCGGACGTGACGAGCGTAATTTCAACGGAGTTCATCAGTGCCGCGTTTGATGAGAACGCGGGCAAGGTGGTTGTTGTGTTTAGGAACGACTCAAACAGCAATTACGGGACGGCTGTCGTAGGGACCGTTTCGGGGCACTCAATCAGCTTTGGATCGCTAGTTGTATTTATCAGCAACAGGGCGGACTACATAGGAGTTGGTTACGACCCTAGCTCCAAAAAAATGGTCGTGTCTTACAGGCACACGGGAGTGTCTTCTGGCCGCGCCTCTGTCGGGGAGGTAAGCGGCAATTCAATCACTTTTGGCTCATCTGTTACCTATCAAAATAACGACACCTCATATCAGGCTCAGTTGGGCAGTAATGTCCATTATCACCGCGCCCTCAACAAAATGATCCTGCTTTACAGAGACAATACGGCAGGCACTCAGAAGGCCGTGACGGGAACTGTTTCTGACCTTTCTATAACTTTTGATACTCCGGTAACGCTAACCGGACAGATCGGCACTTACTGCGATTCTGTTTATGACCCAGACGAGGGACAGGTTTTAGTCCGCTCTCAAACGGTTAGCGGCTCTGCCGAAAGGCTTCGGGCGCTTGTCTATCAGGCGGCGGGATCAGCCACAAATTTGACCCTGAGTAATTTTATCGGCCTTGCTGGGCAGGCCATATCCGACACTGCTACAGGCACTGTCAACGTAATTGGGTCGCTTAACGAAGGGCAGTCCGGTTTATCCGTTGCGTCAGATTATTATGCGTATCGTGATGGGAGTCTTTTGTCTGGGAATGTGCCGTATAGTATAAATGCCGCTTCTTTTAGCGAGAAACTCTTTGACGTTTCGTCACAGGAAACCGCGCCTAGAACCGTTGAGTTCAAAACAGACGGCACAAAGATGTACGTTGTTGGAAGCACTAGCGATACTGTTTTTCAGTACTCCCTTTCTACTGCTTGGGACGTTAGCACAGCAAGTTACGAATCTAAGAGTTTTAGCGTGGCCAGCGAGCAAACTGTTCCAGACGGAATACGATTTAAACCTGACGGCACTAAGTTTTACATTATTGGTGATAATCCTGACAGCGTACATCAGTACTCTATGTCTACTGCGTGGGACATATCTACGGCATCTTACGACTCTGTAACTTTTAGCGTTAGCTCGCAAGCAACTCAACCGCATGGCATTTTCTTTAAGCCAGACGGCACCAAGTTTTACATATGTGACAACAGCGCCGATAGTGTTTTTCAGTACGCACTAAGCACCGCATGGGATTTAAGTACAGCGTCTTACGAATCAAAAAGTTTTAGCACTTCACCACAGGAACTATCGCCATCAGGGCTTAACTTTAATCCTGATGGAACCAAGGTGTGGGTTATTGGCTTTGGTTCAGACCTTATTCTTCAATACTCTTTAAGCACTGCGTGGGATGCTTCAACAGCGTCTTATGACTCTGTAAGTTTTAGCGTTGCAACACAAACAGGAGCGCCATATGACTTTACGTTTGGTGATAGCGGAACAAAGTTTTACGTTGTAGAAGTCACCAATGATAGTGTCTATCAATACTCAACAACGTCATACACCGAAAACAAGGTCGGCAAAGCCATTTCTGCCACGCAAATTAACATGAAGAACCGATCATGAGCAATCTTAGCGATTTATTTCCTGCGGGTGCTGGAAAGCAGGTTAGCTTTACCGCTAGTGGAGCTATATCAAGTGGCGACCCTGTTATTTTAAACTCAGACGGAACGGTAACGTCAGTTGGCACAAGCTACTCCTCTGTTATTGCGGGAGCGTCAGGGACGTGGGGCGTTAATACTCAGCATCCAAGAGCCGCTTATGACACCGTAAATGACAAGCTGGTTATTGTCTACAAGGATGAAAGCAACAACGGCTACGCAACTGCTGTTGTGGCAACCATTGGAGCGTCGAGCATTACATTTGGCACTCCCGCTGTATACAACAGCGTCAATTCCAACCGGCCCGACGTAGCGTATGATGCCAACGCCCAAAAAGTGGTTATCGTTTGGAACGAGAACACGAATAAGGGCGAGGCTGTCGTGGGTACTGTGTCTGGAACCAGTATTTCTTTTGGCACGGTGGTTGAGTTTAGGTCCGCTGGAACTAACGGCCAACGGATAACTTATGACTCTACCAATCAAAAAGTGGTAGTTGCATATCAAAATACAACTAACAATAACGGAGAGGGCATAGTTGGTACGGTGTCTGGCACGTCGATTAGCTTTGGGTCGGCAACCGCTTTTGACTCAAGTGTGGCGTCAACAAGCATTGGGATCACCTACGACTCTAACGCGCAAAAAGTGGTAATTGGGTATGCCGAAAACTCTGGCGCAGATGCCGCCGCCGCAGTGGTAGGAACTGTTTCTGGCACGTCAATTAGCTTTGGTACGCCCAACATATATTTTTCCTCTCTTACATGCACACCCCGGTCAATAACCTATGACGCTAATGCTCAGAAAGTTGTTACGACAATGTCCACTTCCAGTGGCGCGGGGCTTGGTCAAGCGGCGGTAGGCACCGTGTCTGGAACATCAATTAGCTTTGGCTCTCTTGTTACTTTTAATGCCGAAAACACCAGTGACTCGGAGGCGACATATTGGACTGCTGGCCAGAACATTGTAATCAGCTTTAGAGCCAATGACGGAACAGCAAAAGGGATTGTCGGCACTGTAAGCGGTACATCTATTAGCTTTGGATCGGCATCACTTGTTTCTGATGCAACAACGGTAGCTTACACTGCTTCCGCTTATGACCCAGATACCGCCCAAGTGATACAGCTTTTCCGAGGAAACAACCCCACCCAGACGGGGAATGCGGTTGCTTTGGCTCAAGGAACAAACTTGACAGCAGACAACTTTATCGGCCTTGCTGACGGCGCTATATCAGACACCGCCAGCGGAAACGTCACTATAAAGGGTGGTGTTTCCACTAAGGTTTCTGGCCTCACGCCCAACTCAACTTATTACGTTCAAGACGACGGTAGCCTTTCCACGACATCTTCTGATGTCTTGGCGGGCAGGGCGCTTTCAGCAACCAGTATTGATTTGGATTACAGCACATGAGCAATCTATCTGACTTGTTGCCTGCTGGGGCATCCGGTAAAAAAGCCTCATTTACTGCATCTGGCTCAATCTCCACGGGCGACACGGTTGTATTGAATTCAGATGGCACCGTGACTGCGATTAGCGCCACGGCTTTATCCGAAGGATTTAACGGTTCCGCTGTTGTATTTGATGGCGAAAATATTACCTCAATGAGCCAGATGGGTCCGACAGCGGCGTCGGACGGCAACGGCACTGTTGTGTGCATTTACAACACCCAATCGACATTGGGCACGGCTGTCGTGGGAATTGTGAATGGCTCTTCAATAACCTTTGGCACCCCTGTTATTTTTGCCAGCACGTCAACCGCCGCAAAAGGCATAGCATACGTTCCCGCCGAGGACCGATTTGTTATTTGTTATCGCAACAGCACTGATTCCGGTAAAGGTTACGGTCTTGCCGTTCAAGTGACGGGGACAAGCCTGAATATTGGCTCTCCCGTCATGTTTAGCGGTGGTTCTACGGTTTCGGAAATATACGTTTGCACAGGCCCGTCTCGTAAAGTTGGGGTTGCTTTTAGAAATGATTCATTGTCTGGGCACGGATATGCCCTGCAAGGAACTGTTACCGCAAGCACAAACACGGTGCAGTTTGGCGGCCAAAACTCATTTACCGCCAATTCCGTGGGGTGGCCGTCGATAGCTTACGACCCTGTAAATAACAGGTATGTTTTTGCGTACTACGGCGCTAGTGGATACGGGGTGACGCGAACTGGAACGCCTAGCGGAACGGACTCTAGCCCCACCATTTCGTACAACGGGACAGAAAACACCTTCAACAGCGCCACAACCTTTTACACGCAAGTTGTTTATGACCCAGACAGCGGAAATTTACTCATTGCGTACAATGATTTCGGGGGCTTGCAGAGGGGCGAAGGCATTGTCGTTTATGTTAGCGGCAATAACATGGTTACTGGCTCCACGACTGAGTTTGAAACAGGCGCAACAAATTATATCAAGCTGTGCTATGCAGGAGAGACCGGCAAGTTTTTTGCGGCGTACCTTGATGGGGGCAATTCAAACAGGCTGACTTATGCTGTAGGCACGGTAAGCGGGACCGCATCAACTTGGGCAACTCCGGTGGTGTACGACACAGCCACTACTAATTCAAATTTTGAGAATGCGTTCGATAGTTACAATAATCGCGTCGTTTTATTTTATGGGGATAGCACAAATAGCACTTACGGCACGGCAAACGTGTTTAACCTGCAAACAACCAATTTAACTAGGACAAACTTTCTCGGTATTGCAGATGCCGCTATATCCAATGCGGCAAGTGGAGACATTGTGCTGGTTGGCGGAATATCTGAAAACGCCACATCTGAAGTCACCACAACCAACTCAACTGTTTACGTCCAAAATGACGGCACATTATCTATGACATTTAGTTCTGTGGAGGCGGGGTTGGCGTTTGGCGACACGACCTCAACTACATCAGGGTTCCTTGTGGGAGACGGCTCCTACGACAGCAAATCGTTTAGCGTCAGCACTCAGGTAAACGCTCCGCATGGGATAGCTTTCAAGTCAGATGGAACGGAGATGTATGTCTTGAACCTTGGAGGTACCGGAACCGTCCCCTACGGCGTTGCCCAGTACACTCTCTCCACGGCTTGGGATGTCTCTACTGCGGTATATGCAAACAAAAGTATGTCTTCCTCGGCGCAAGACACATCCATGAGGGGGATGACCTTTAAGCCTGATGGCACCAAGATGTATCTTGTTGGATCAACTAATCCAGACACCATGTACGAGTATGACCTTAGCACTGCATGGGATATATCAACGGCCTCTTTTAATCAGACCGGAAACATAGATACTCAACTAAGCACTCCATGCGGGTTGTCGTTTAAGTCGGACGGGACAGCCTGTTTTGTTGCCGATCAAACAGACGATGATATACATCAGTATTCGCTGTCTACAGCATGGGACATTTCAACGCTGTCTTACGACAACAAGTTTTTGGACGCAACGCCCCAAGAAGATACCGTTCAAGATATGGCAATGTCCTCAGACGGCACAAAGTTTTATGTAGTAGGCACAGTTAATGACAAGGTATTTCAATACGACCTAACCACCCCCTATGATGTAAGCACGGCGTCATATGCAGTCCAATCTTTATATGTAGGCTCTCAGTCTACAGTCCCCGTTGGGATGGTTTTTTCTGCTGACGGGTACAAGTTATACATCGCTGATTCCACTACCAGCACCGTCTACCAGTACTCGAGCAGTGGAACCACACTCACAACCAGCAAACTTTTACTTAACGGGTAAATTAAATGAAAACCATCGTAGAAAACGCAACCAATTTGTCTAAGTACCTCTTTGAGGACGATAAGGCAGTTGATATGCAGGCCGGTCAGATCAATGTGGGCGACCCCGACAACCTTGATTTTATTATCGGTGACCTCAACTCGGGCAACTCCACTCTGTACGAAAATGTGACTGACACGCCTGAAGATTGGTTTGGTAACAAGTACACCTACGACGGCACTGTTTGGACCCAAGACCCGAACTGGGTTGACCCAAACGCAGAGTAAGCAATGAATGGACCCCTTGAGCTTGGTAGCGATGGCCTCGACCACCTTCAAGGGGTTGCAGGTACTGGTCAGTAAAGGGGCCGAAATAGAGCATGTGGCTCAGAAGCTGGGCCACTGGTACACGCTGGTTTCTGACATTAATCAGGCCGAGCGCGAAGCGGAAAATCCGCCCCTCTTCAAGAAAATGTTTGACGGCTCTTCTGTCGAGGAGCAGGCGTTAAATGCTGTTATTGCCAAGAAGAAGATAGAAGAGCAGAACAGGCAGATCCGCGAACTGATCATGTACGCATACGGCGAAGAAACCTATCGCGAAATGCTACAGATGCGTAAGGACATCAGGGCCAAGCGGGAAAAAATGATTTACAAACAGCGGCGTAGACA